AATCTGTGGCTGATGAAACATTAAAGCTATCACTAATAGAAGCTCCATTGGCAGGTGTTTTAATCCAAACTTTGCACAGACCCTGTTGCAGATTAGTCGTGGTGCTATTCCCTTCGCCTGTCACAGCGATTGACCCTGCTGTGGTGACACCTGTTAATGTATTTATTTTAAGTGTTGATGCCATTATGCTAAGTCTCCTGATACCATCCCAGAGCTTCTAGCACCATCTTCTTGGTTATTTGACCCATCTGCACTAACAAAGTTAGCAAAAGAAGCTGAAGAATCTCCGTCTGAAAAATGTCTTGACCCTGACATTCCATGTTGAGGTCTATAGACAGAGGCAAAAGCATTAGTAAACACTAACCTACAGTCACCTGTACCCCTATCTGTTAAAGAACTTACATTAAGAGAGTCATGGTTTGTAAACGAAGATGCTGTAGTATAATATGACCATGCCTTACATAAACCCTGCTGTACACTCGTGGTAGTCGTACCACCCTCTCCAACGATAGTGGTCTGTCCTGTGGAGTTCATGGTTAGCTTTGTAGCATTGGCTACCTTCAGCAATATCTGGTCATTAGTTGCAAGGTCAATCCCAGTATCATTATCTCCCCCTGCATTGACGATTGTATCTACTTTAATTTCACTTGCCATTACGCTAAATCTCCACAAAATTGTAAACAATTAAAAGCTGAATCAACTGAGGAGTCTGCGGGTGAAACATTGTGAAAGCTATGACTTCCTGTTGCGTTAGCTCCTCCTGAACCACCAAGATATACTCCCCAAGTTACAGTTCTTTGTCCTCCTGCATGAGCCGCTGAATATGAAGAATTACTCATATCGTTAGTAAAACTAACTGTAAAAGAGCCTGTAGCATCATCTGTCAAACCACTAATGTTAAAGCTATCATTAATTGCAGGTGTGCCTGTGCCATTTAAATTAACCCAACCCTTTGCCAACCCCTGCTGTAAGTTAGTAGTCGCAGATGTACCCTCCCCCAAGACATTTATACTGCCACCTGTGGTGCTACCTTTTAAATTATCTACTCTAAGTTCACTTGTCATAATATTGTATAAAATCCATTAACTGTTAGCGTTGCTGATGCACCGACTGTAATAGGTCCTGCTGACAGTGCATTGGTTGTGCTACTGATTGTTACGTCAGCACTGATAGTCTGACCATTGGTTCGTATAATGCTGTCGTTACCCAAGAATGGATACCGTGAATCTGCTTCTGCCTTGGTGTAGCTGTTGGCTATGCTAAACGCATCGTAGGCTACTATCTCGACAACATCGTTAACGGATGCACCTGTAACTAAAACCACTGTCGTGCCTGTTGTGGAGGTGTAGTCTGTAGCAGGTTTTAATAATATTCCGTTCTGATAGACATCTACATACTCACCATCACTATAGCTTAATACGTTTGCATTGGCATCTGAACCACTAAAAGATGTCTGCCCTGCTGTGGCTTGGTATATGAAGCGTGTTCTAACTCCTTGATTTGGTGCTTTTCCTATGTATGGCATTATGCGTTCTCCATGTCTTTTTCCTTATTACTCTGATGGTGGAGTAGGAAATTTAACTTTATCTAGTGACTCATATGTTTTAGTTATATCTCGAAGTTCTTGACGATACTTTTTCCACTCTGCAAAGTTTGAAACCGAACCACCCTCTTCTCTTTCTTTAATTACTATCCAATCTGATTTACTTAATAAATTGTCTCGTTCTCTTCTTAAATTTTCTAAATCTCGAACTGGTTTTTCTTCTTTTTCATATTTATTCCATTCAGCTGCAATCACTTCTTTTTCAGATTGACTAAGTTTTTTATCTGGTCTATCACCAACATCTTTCCATGTATATGTCATATTATGAGTCCTTTATTCCATATAAACTTATTTTTGCATATATGTTACCACTCGATATTTTAAATCGTATACCATGAGTTCTTCCAGTCGCTGTCATTGCTCCCATAGTAATTTGAGACGCAATAATACTACTTGATTGGTAAATACTAAATTTAGATAAAGCTACAGTATTTTTTGCAGAATCAAATGGACTATAAATTCTTATCTCTCCACCAGATATCTCACTCTCTGCATTACCAATATTGACAGCAGACCTAAAAAATCCATTAGTGCCTAAATTTGAATTCCACGCATTATTACTACCACTTGCACGATAACCACCACTTGTAAAACCGTCAGTATTAGTTGTAGTAAAACTAGACCCATCTTGAGAGGGGTGAATTTGCATTTCATCATTGTTTGCACCATACACATAATGAACTATAAATTCATATACGTCATAGGTATCATCAAAGACAACATCGCTAGTTCCATGTAAGAAATCTACAGATGATGCGTTAGTACCAGTTTGAGTTTTTATATGTCTCCAACCAGAAGTTGCGGCTGGAACTTTTGCACCAGTAACAGCTCCGTCTGTAATGCCACCTGTTCTAACTTTAGTTAAAGCCATTATTTACCTCATGCGTAAGGGCTGTCACCCAATGTGCTTGTATCCCAAGCTGCTTTTAATTTAGCCACAGTGTCTGCATCATCTATAGCCTTTGCAGAAGGTGCATCTCTTAATGCTTTCTTCTTGTTTACCGATGCTGTTTTTGCAGAAGCATCGTCCGCCTCCAATGCTTTCATGTATGTCACATCTTCAGCTTCTAACAAAGGCTTACGGACTTCTCTGATCTTGTCTTTGAATATCTTCTTAGCCTCCGTCATGTCTTCGGATATCACAGAACCACTGAGCTTCCATGCGTTTCTGAAATGTCTGTCGGATGGCACAGTTGCAGTAGACGCATCTATGGTTGCCCCATCCTTATCTGTTATAAATGTTTTGGTCATTAGTATCTCCTATGCCACTTGTTGATCTATCTTCCAAGCGTTACGCCATGTTCGATGTGACGGTAACTGCTCTTTCTTCACTATCAGCAAACGCTTTCTATTGGCTTGCTCATAATCTCTCCACACCGTTTCAGGTATGTCTTTCTGTATTAGGTACTCTATTGCTTCTTCTTCTGTCATAGCTTTAACAGGTTCTGTGTTATGCAACAAGTATCCTCTTGTATGTTTTACAAAGTCTGGCTGTGCTTCGTCCTTCTTGAGTTCCCAATAAACCCACACAGGTGGTAGTATCCCACCATTCAATGCACACGCCATCCAGTTAGGGTCAGGGTGTGTAACCTTTGCAGGTTCATCTAGGTTGTCAGGGTCTTCCCATACAATGCAATACTCACTTCTGTATGGCTCTAGGTTTTGCTTTGCCCACCCTAGTCTATCCCATAAATGTGTTCCTTGAAATTCTGGTGTCATGCTAAGTCTCCTGCACATAAAAAATATCTGTGAGCACCATCTGCTTCTGTGCTAAAATCACTAAATGCTCTGCACCTTTGTCTATTTGTGGCTTGGTCATCAACAAAATGCAAGGTGGCAGCAGTAGCATTTGCTTGACCACTATAATGAACATCATTCATATTATTTGTATAATTTAGATAAACATCTCCTGTTCCTATATCTGTAATAGAACCTATGTTAAAACTTCCGTTTATACTGTTACCACTGCTTGTGCTAAAATCAGCCCACGCTTTAGTTAGTCCTTGCTCCACATTCGTAGTGGTAACATTCCCTGCACCTGCAACAATAGTGATGCTGTTCTTTGCGTCTACTCCCTCTAGGGCATTTGTTCTTAGTGTACTCATGCCAAGTCTCCATGTATTGCACTATAGTGAACTTTATCAGCTTGAGCAAAATTGTCAGTGCCTTGACCTGTAAGCCCAATCTGTAGTCTATAAGAACCTGTTGCAGTAACATCATTTGATGGATTGCAAGATATAACTGGGTCATTTGCTACGGCATTTGAAGCTGTTCCAAGAATTGAATAATTAGCATTAGCCATATCATTAGTGATAGCGTAGGAATAATCACCAGTGCCATTATCTGTGCCTGATGCAATATTAAAGTTATCAGTCAAACTAGCATCAGTTCCTCCAAAAACCCAAGCCTTTGCCAGCCCCTGCTGTAAGTTGGTAGTTGTAGAGTTACCCTCTCCTGTGACGGCAATAGACCCTGCTGTTGATGTGCCTGTGAGTGTGTTTGTTTTGAGAGTTGCCATTATGCTAAGTCTCCATCTATTTGAGAGTTATAATGACCACCATCTTCTACACTACCATCATTAGCTATACCTATAATTCTGTCAATTTTACTTGTGGCTTGTGCAAATACTCTCACACCATCCCCTGACGTACCCATTACACAAGCATAATCAGCATTACTAAAATTATTCGTAAATATAACTTCATAGTCACCTGTTCCTGCATCATTTAAACTACTTGCATTTATGCTATCCTGAATGGCTATAGTTCCTGTACCTGTAAAACGACACCAGTGTTTTCCTATAACCTGAACTAAGTCCTGAGTTACTGCTCCCCCATCAGACTTATACTTTGAGCCAGTATTTAAGATTTCAATAGTAGTTCTACCTGACGTATCTATAGTCTGAGCCGTAGTATTATTTGTATGCTTTATGTTTTGTACTAGAAGATTGCTCATAGTATTGCTACGTTCCCTCCTGATTCTATTGTCAGTGTAGACCCACTTGCTATTGTCAAAGGTCCTGTAACATTTGCGTTCTCTGTAGCTGCAATTGTTACATCACTGTCAAGTGATTGTGCATTAGTTCTGAACATACCACCATGCTTGAAGTTACCCTTGTTTGCTTCAGGTGCTGTAACACTACCGTCTGTTAGAGCTAGGTAGTTGACAAAGATGTTACCTGTCCCAGATGAAGGTGCTGCACTAAAGGTCAGTGTTGTACCATCAGGCACTGTATAAGCGTTACTGTCCTGCACTACACCATCGACTGATACAAGTATATCCTGAACGCTAGTGACGGTCTGTGACAGCGTAAATGTCGTGTCAGAGCCATCTCCGTTAAACCTTTGTACAGATGGTATTGTGCTGAATGTGGTAGCTGTTGTGTTACCTACATAAGGCATTATGTTATCTCCATGATTGAGAGTGCTACGTCTGTTGCACCAGATGCTGTAACGGATAATGTGTCGGTAGT